GGGCGCCCAGGACGATCGCGCCGCCAAAAGCGTCACAAAGCGCGCCGATCGATGTATTGCCCCCATTGGCGCCGATCGCCCCGCCGGCACCGATGGTCACCGTCTCGGTCGGCCCGTGATCGAAGCCGCGATAGACCTTCATGTTGTAGGCGCCGCCGCCGCCGCCGGCGCCGAAGACACCCCCGCCGTTGTTGTTGCCGCCGCCGCCGCCGCCCCACGCCTCAATGACCAGCAGCCCATCGTCCGGAAAGCCGGCCGGCTTGACCGAGGTGCCGCTGCTGGTGTGAACATCGTAGACCAGCACCGCGCCGGTCTGATCGGCGCCTGGCGTCGAGACGATGCGGAGCCGCGTGCCGTCGAACAGCAACTGATACAGCGTCGTCGTCAGGACCGCGCCGGCGGCCAGCGCCGAGCCGTCCGCCGCGACCAGATCGACCGCCGTCTCGGCGCCGATCTTCATCGTCATCGCACCGGTGTTGCCGGCGGCCGGGGTGAAGGAGAACCCCATTCCAGCCGCCAGTCCGGCGTCGAGCGCCGGGTCGACCACCGCCGTCACGTCGTTGGCGGTTCCGGCGATCCCGGTCAGCGGCAGGTTGGCCGCGTTCCAGAACGCCGTGACATGCGCGGCGACGTTGTCCATATAGGCGTCGCCGGTGATGGCGCCGGGCGTCGTGCTCTTCAGTGTGGTTCTGGTTGCCATCTACGCCCAAAGCTCCTGCGCTTCATCGACCATCTTCAGGGTTGCGGTCAGATCTTTCGAGGGATCGATGCGCGAGACGACCAGGCGGCGGAACTCCTGGCCGAAATTGCCGACCACCGCAAGGCATCCAGCGTCGATGTCCTGAACCGCTCCCTGATCGAACGGCCCGCCGGCCCAGCTGTCGTTCGCGACCGGCGTGGCCAGCGTGAGCACATTGGTGATGCCGGTCGCATTCGACAGCAGATGCGTCGAAATCGTGCCGTCGGTGCGCCGGATCGACACTCCGGTGGTGCGCCCGACCGCGTGCATGTCGGCGACGGCATGCATGTCGGCGACGGCGTGCATGTCGAGCTCGTTCGAGACCGGAACATCGCCATCGAGCGTGATCCCGGTCACGTTTGGTCCGCTGACCGCGACCGAATCGATGCGGCCGGACCCGGCCTGGCTCTCCAGCACATCGTGGTTGACGCCAACCAGCGAGCCGCGCCGCGCCACGATGGCCTCGGCCGGCGCCGTCAGGCTGTAGAACGTCGACCGGTACCTTGCCTGCCCCAGATCGAACACCGCCCGCCGCCGGGCCTTCTGGAGCGAGGTGATGCCCTCGTAGCTCGCCTGTTCCAGCTTCGGCCCCGGCAGGTCGTCGTCGTAGACGATCAGCTGCGCCGGTGTGAAATCGGTGTCCTCGGACGGAAAGTTGATCCTCAGCCCGTCCGGCAGCCTGGCGAAGGCTTTCTCCCATTTGAAGCCGCTCGAATTGCGCGGCGAGAATATCTGGACCGGGGACTCGGCGCTGCGGTCAAAGTCGCGGATGACGCCCCAGATCTCGGACTGATACGGCCGGGCGAAGCCGGTCCCGGCCAGCACGGTCAGGGTGTCGAACACCCGCTCGCCTTCGGCGATGTGGTCGCAGGTGTAATCCAGGGCGTCGCAGGCGGCGCGCCAGTCGACCAGGCTGTCATTGTCGATGATCGCTTCCGGAAGCGGGTCGAGGTTCAGCCGGCCCGCCAGCACATCGCGGTAATGCGGCGCCGGGTTGCTGGTTGTCGTCCAGCTGTTCCAGCCGGATCCATCCCAGTCGCGCACATAGCCGGACGCGAGGACCGAGACCCGCTCGATGCGGCGGTTGCGCGCCCTGATGGCGATCAGCGAAAACCCGCCCCTGCTGACCGGCCGCTGGTTCCACACCGAAACGCTGCGCAGCAGGTGGCAGGCATCGACCACGTTCTCGCGGCTCTCGGGCACGACCGAGGCGCCGCCGGAGGTGCGCCAGAAGAAGAAGTCCTTCACATCGTCGGTGGCGCCGTCGTCATATTGATAAGCCGCGGGCGTGTAGCCGGATTTGAGGAAGGCGTTGCCGCGCTTGATCTCGATCTCGTAGATGCCGGGAAGGAACTGCGCCTTGTCGAGAAAGATGTTCGCGGAATCCTGGGTGACGGTCGCGTTGACCACCTTGGCGGTGCCCTCGGTGCCGAGCGCGAGGTAATCATCGCCAGCGCCGGCGGAAAAGTAAGCATCGGACACCCAGTCCGCCGTCGCCGGGCTTGATGTCTGGCCCGGCGACAGCTTGCGCGCCTCGACGAACCCGGCGGTCACCGGTGCGCCGGGGATGGCGGTGTTCTCGCCGTCCTGGAAGATCAGCTTGACCGTCGCCCGGGCGGTTCTCAGGGTCCGGTTTTCGTAATGGAGCTCCGGCAGGTTGCGCCATGACGGATCGCCAGCCCGGCGGATGCGGATGCGGAAAGGCACCCGCATCGCCTTGGTGTCCGGGTTGCCGCCGCCATCGACCCCGGCCTTGCCGAGTCCCTGGTTGAACAGCAGGTGGATCAGGATCTCGTCCGGCGACTCGCGCCCGGCGGTGCCGTGGAACGACGGTAGATTTTCGCTTCCGGTCGAGATCAGGTTCGCCTGGTTGTTCGGGTCGACCTGGTGCTGCGACAGCTCGAGCTGCACCTGCGCCGTGCGGGTCTGCTGCCTGACGATGTCAAGCGGGAGATCGTCCGGCCACCCCTCGCGCACCTCGAAGGTCAGATCGTCCGCCCCGGCGATCGGCGTGCCGTCGATCCTGATGTCGCTCATGTCGTGCGGCCCGGCGAGCGCGTAGAGCGCCTCGACGAACTCGTCCTCGCCGTCGAAATAGGTGAACGGCTCGGCCGCCAGAGGCGGGAATATCTTGCGGGTGCCGATCACCCGCGGAATCGGCCCGTTGGCCTCGAGGATATTGCCGCCCGCCGATGCCGCGCCGGCCTTGTCGCGGTCGAAGCCGCCGCCACGGTCGGACGACGACAGACCGATCGGCGGCGGCGTCAGGGCGGTGAGCAGCAGACCGCCGACGAGGCTGACGCCGGCGCCCAAAAGCGCCGCTCCAGTCGTGCCAGCCGCGAAACCCGGTCCCAGCACCGCCGCCCCGGCGCCCCCGGTAACCGCCACCGCCGCCACGGTGATCACCAGCGCGGCGACGATCGCCAGCCCGCTCTTGCCTTCGCCGCCGCCGCCCCGGACCGGCGCGTGGAAGGTGACGCTGATCACCTGACCGGCGCGGCCAGCCTTCGGCCTGACCCGCGACCACAGCGCCATCGGCACATCGACATTGTCGATCCTGACCTGGCCGCAACCGGCGAAATCCGGCGGCAGAAACGGCATCCGCTCGATCATCTCGGTGATCCGCAGCCCGGCCGGCAGGCGCGTCACCCTCGGCGAGCCGATCGCGAACGGGTCGCGGTAGACGGTCAGGATACGCTCGTTCATCGCGCCGCCTCGAGTTTTTGCGTAGGTTTTGACCACGGACACTCCGCTCACGGCGCGGCCTTCAGCCTCCGGAAACCGGCGATCCGGTGTTGCACGGTGAAATGACCGAGGCCCACCACCGCCGCCGCGATGCTCGATTCCGTGTGCAGCAGGCGCCCGCCGTCAATCATCACCCCGACATGCCCGACCCAGGCGCGGTCGTAGAGGCGCATCAGCACCACGTCCAGCGCCCGCGGCACCGGTATCGCCCGCCATTTCTCCTGGCCGCCGCCGATCGAGCGCGCCACCGCCAGCAGATCGTTCGCCGAAATCTCGCCGTAGTCCGGAAGCTCGACGCCGAGGTTTTCCACATACGCCAGGCGCACCAGCCCCCAGCAATCCAGCCCCCGCTCGAGCGTGCGCCCGCCATCGGCGAACGGCACACCGACATATTTGGCCCACCAGCTCACCGGAACAGGCCCGGAAAGTTCTCCTGCGTCGCCATCTGGCCGGGCCATATCTCCTTCGAATAGTCCCGCGTCTGCAGCCGTCCGGTGAGGAACATGGCATCGGCCTCGACGCCGATCAGCTCCAGTTCCTCGGCGACGTAGGTGCGCGCGGCGGTGCCGGTGACGATTTCGGTTCTCGGATCTGCCGTCTGGTCGAACTCGCTGCCGGCGATCAGCTCCAGCCTGATCGTCGCCGGGTTGGTGACCGACTGCAGCGCCTCGCCGATTCGTCGGTCGACGTTCTGGATCGAGAGTTTCGCGAACGGCGCGCTCTCGTCATCGGTGACGATGGTGATCTCGAACTCGAACCCGGTGAAGGTCACGCCGTCGAGGACGAAATCCACCGGATCGGAGACAACCCGGATCGGATCGGTCAGCGACGGGTGGGTGATGGTGAGGAACGCCAGAATCTGCTCGGCCGATCGCTCACGCTCGATCTCGCGCCGCACACCTGGCGGAATCGCGCGCCCGATCGTCACACCGCCGCCCCAGGCAACCGATCGATCTGCATCGACAGATCGAAGCGCCCGGCTTCCTGGCTGGCGAAGCTGTACTCGCGGATCTTCCACTTGGCGGCCGCGCCGCTCACCGGATCGGGCCACAGATAGTGCAGCGCGCCGTCCATCAGTTCCTCCTGGTAGAACGCCTCGAACACCGCGACCTGGGCGGCGGTAAGCGGCGGGAACGTCGCCTGGTATTTCTGGACGGCGGCGGTGCCGCGCCGCCGGTCGATCGACGGGCCGGTTTCGGGCTGGAACGTCACCTTGTTGTCCTGCGGCGCGAACGAATGGCTGCTCAGCAACGGCTTCTGGGGCAGGGTCGGGGGCCAGACCGGCGTTGCCATCAGCGTTTGATCCGCGACGGCGCCAGGGCGAAGCGCGCGCGCTGCTGGCCGTCGAACCCGCCGCGCGCCATCTCCTTTCCGACTTCCTCGATGAGGAAGCGCCGGACTTCTTCGCCGCGCGGACCGGTTGCCCGCTCCTCGCGGACCTTGGCGGCGGTGTTGTTGATGATCTGCACCGTGACTCCCGCCCCGCCGCCGGCGACGCCGAGCCTGCCGCCCGGCCCGCGCTTCAGCGGCAGGATCGCCTCGGGCCCGGCCTCGCCCATCAGGCCGATCCCGTTGGCCATCGGGAAGACGGTCGGGCGGCTGACCACGCCGCCCTGGGCGAACGGCACCATGCTGCCGGCCGAGATCACATTGCCCTTGGCGTTCCTGCCGAACGTCTCGAAGGCCGGGCCAGAACCGCCGCCGCTTGCCGCGCCACCCGCCACGGCGCTGGCGCCGGCGGAGAACAGCTTTCCGAGAAAGCTGTTCTTTCCCCGCGCCTCGAAGTCCTGCACCGCGATGTTCGCCAGCGCGACGGCGACGTTTCTAAGCGCCTCGGCGAAGCTCTCCGCCTGGATGATCGCGTTCGAGATGGCGTCGCCGATCCGCTCGATCTGGCGCCGGTTCTCCTCGGCCGCGCGGGCCGCGTCCTGCTGCGCCTGCTCGTTGGTCTCCAGGAAGTCGTTCAGCACCGCGAGCGCGACCGCTTCGTCCTTCACCCGTTGCGCGAGCGCCTCCGCCTGCGCGACCATCTCCGGCGTGACCTCGGCATTCTCGCGCGCAGCGGCGTTGTTGAACTCGCGAACGATCCGCTGCCGCTCGAACTCGGCGGTCAGTTCCGCCTGGGCGACGCCCGACAGCCCGGCCAGATGCTGTTCCTGGCCGAGGAGTTCGATGCGCTCGCGCAGGGTGTCGATGATGCCAGCGGCTTCGCGGTCGACCGCTCTGCGGCCGCCGCCGTGACCGGTCGAAAACGGATCGTCGATGAACTTCGCCCGCTCCGGTGGCAGGAATTTCTCCGGCAGCGCCGAGACCTGTCCGAGCCCGCCCGCTCCACCGACGGTGGCGCGCCGCGGCGGACCGCCGGAGGTGCCCGGGATGACCGCGGCGGCGACGGCGCGCAGACCTTCATCCCGGAACATGTCGGTGATGGCTTCGA